ATGGCAAGAAGAGGAAAGCTTACTGATGATGAATTGAAAATAATTAATGCAAAGATCACCGATGAAGAAGCGTTCAAAAAGTTTATAAGAGACTGTCATCTAAGAAACCTCAGACCCTCTACAATCAAATACTACAATAATGAATTAGCAGCAACTAAGACTTGTTTAGTTGAGATAGGTATCAATAAAGAAGTTGTTGAACTTGACCAGGAAGATATTGAAACTCTAATACTTCATCTTAAAGACAAAATCAGAGTTGTAAGTATCAATACTAGACTTCGAGCAATTAAAGCCTTCTTTAACTACTTAGAAAAGAACAAGCTCTTATACTCCAAGAACCCCACCAAGAACATCAAACAACTCAGAGACAGACAAAAGATAATGGAAACATTAGAGGACGATGAAATTGTACAGGTTGCAAGACACATTAAGAATCAGAAGAGTTTTGTTGGATACAGAGACTATGCAATTTTCATGTTAATGATTGATACTGGCATAAGACTATCAGAATGTGTTGGAATTAAAACATATGATGTAAGAGGAAGTAAGGTCATTATTAGAAATACCAAGAACTTAAAAGAAAGAACGGTCTATCCTACTGCCAAAACTCAAGATGCTATTTCAAGGTACATCAAACTACGAGGAGAACTCCATCACAAGTTTTTGTTCGTAAACAATGATAATGAGCCTTTACGCAGAAGAAGCGTTCAAACAAGATTTGAGAAGTATAAGGAGGCTTTGAAATTTAAAAAGCAACTAAGCCCTCATGTGTTCAGACATACATATGCGAAACGATCGATAATGTCTGGAATGGATGCATTTTCATTAGCTGCTTTATTAGGCCATTCAGACCTTACTGTTACCAAAAAGTATGTTGCATTGTGGGGAGCAGACCTAGAAGAAATGGCTAAGAAATATAGTTCGATAAATCGTCTAAAAATCTGACAATTTTTGCCTACTAATATGTACTTTAGTACTGTAAAGTGTTAAAATATAATCATAAATAAAAACCCTGTTCATTATAGAGCTGGCACTCTAGAACAAGGTTCTCAAAATCCCACAAGGAATTTTTCTTATGTTCATTATAAGATACTTTTCCTTGTATATCAAGGAGGATGTCTAATGTTGTTAAATGCTAAATCAGAGGAGCTTGTAAAATATTCAAAAGGTACTTACGAAAAAGATCAATTCATTATGAAGGTTTCGGAACTATGGGAATGGACAGATAAACAAATTAGAATGATATACCTTACAGCAGACCTTGCAATTAATGGACAAGGTGTATTCTCTGTTTCTAATAACAGCTTTCGAGAAATGTTTCAGAACCGGTTCAAAATGACAATTAGTCGTTCCACAGTAATAAGATTCTTCCAGTTGCTAGAGGAACTTAAAGTCTTAACTGTGAACGAAGGTAGAAGAAAAAACAGAACTCAGTCAGCCAATATTTTTATCATTGAGTCATTAGAAAATTCAAATGAAATACCAGTTGAAACTCCAGATGATACACCGAATGAAACACTATCTGAAACACCGATTGATACACATAATATAGCTTTAAACAAAGCTTTAAACAAAGACTCTAATAAACCTTTAACTAAACCTTTAAAGCATGAATTTGTTAACAACATTGGTAACAAAGACACTCAAGAAGAAAATGCTGATTTATATCTAAAACAAAACAACAATGAAAGAGTTGATGCTAGTATAGTTTCATGGACACATCTTAGTTAAGTTTTTCCATATTTGACTAAAATGTAAATGAAAGGATGTGTCCTTTATGGGTAACCAAAATGTAAGCAAAAAATTTAATGAAGAATTCAAAAAAATGGTGGTTGATCTTTATAGCTCAGGTAGTGCAGTAAAAGATTTAAGTAGCGAATATGGCGTATCTGAAGTAACCATTTACAAATGGATTAAGAGGTTCACTCCTATGAACTTGGAGGATGGGACTTCTGTTACGACGGATGACTTCATCCAGTTAAAAAAGCAGATGCGCGGTCTTCAAGAGGAAAACGAAATCTTAAAAAAGGCTATGGCCATATTCGCGAGAAAGTAAGCATTACTGAGCTATCCACCATCATTGAACAACATAAGGATCAATATGCTGTTCAAACTCTATGTGATGTATTAGAAATCCCAAGGAGTACGTATTATCAATCTTTTGAAGCTGTTGAGTCTAATCGTGAACGTGAAAATAAAGAGCTAACCAAAAGAATTATTGAAATTCACGCAGAAAGTAAACAGCGTTATGGGGCTCCAAAGATTCATAAGATCCTTCAAAAAGAAGGTTATTTAGTGAGCCTAAAAAGAGTGCAGCGTTTAATGACTAAGGCAGGTATCAGATCCATTATTCAGCAGAAATATCGCCCATATTCAAGTAAATGTAAGGTGGAAGAACGTGATAACCTATTAAACAGGGACTTTTCTACTACAACCATTAACGAGAAATGGGTGGCAGATATTACGTATATCCATACACTTAGAGATGGTTGGTGCTATTTAGCTTCTGTGCTGGATTTACATTCTAAAAAGATTGTTGGATATTCATTTTCACGCACAATGACAACAGACTTGGTGATTCATGCATTAGATAATGCATATGAAACTCAAAACCCGAAGGAAGGACTCATTATCCACACGGATTTAGGATCTCAATACACAAGTGAAGAGTTCTCAAATATTGTTCTATCAAGAGGCATGAAGCAGTCATTCAGTCAAAAAGGTTGCCCATACGATAATGCTTGTATTGAATCATTTCATGCCATTTTAAAGAAAGAAGAAGTCCACCGTGTCAGATACTTAGATTATAATTCAGCCAAAATGGCTCTATTTCAATACATTGAAGGCTGGTACAATCGCAAAAGAATTCATAGCAGCATCGGCTATCGAACACCACAAGAGGTAGAGTACAGCATTCGGCATGTCGCTTAATCTCTAACTTGAGATTGTGCACCCGCTTTACATGGAGTGGCGGGCATGATAGCCTCGTCTGGCGATGCCGATGTTGTGACATCTGGCTTCTCGGCAGGGAACATATGCCCGCAGAGGCTCCATGTCAAGCGTCATGGCCAACCCACTATAATTGAGGCAAGTGTTCAAAAAATGTTAACTTATTTGTGTCCAAAAATTTGACTCAGATCCAAGTTCAAGATACATACGAAGATGAAGTCATATATAAACTCACCAATGAATATCGTGCTAAAGGACTAAGTAAAGATGTATGTCTACGTGTCGTTGATGAAGTAATGCAAGTCAGACATACTATCGAAAACTTTTCAGCATACCTAGCAACATGCCTTAAGAACACGTTGTACAAGAGTCAAGTTAAGCATGGACTTATAAACCCTTATGAACGAATGAGAGGAAGACTGAAAGGCACAGACATACCTTATTACGATTGGCTCAACTCTCCAATTGAAGATTCGAAGGCTGGGCTTGTAAGTCTTGATATAACTGATGAAGAACTGCCATTTTAGGGGGAAGGTAAATGAAAGCAGAAGAAGTACTATCAATTATTAAGAATCTTGAGAATGAAGAAAGATGGAAGTTGCTTAGCTTGCTTTACGATGAATACTACAATAAGTCGGATATTAAAATTGCTGACCTTGAGTACGATGATGAATAATTTTTCAAATCTGCTTTACATTTTCCCTACATGCGATATACAGACTCCGTAAAATAAAAACAAATTACGGAGGCGTTATATCATGAAAAATTTAACTCAACTACCTAACAAACTGGAGATTATCGGTACATTAAGATCCAAAGATTTAGAACAAAGAACTTCCATGAACGGTGACGAATACATTTCTGGTTCAGTAATAATTACTTCAAAAATTGACAACGTTATTCATGATTTTTTAGTAAAAGTTTTTACTATGAATACTCAACGTTCAGCAAGAACCTTCAAAGGAATACAAGCTGTATTCAATGAGTATAAGTCTGTCGAGGAGCACGGGGAAGAACATGCAGACACTATAAAAGTGACTGGTTCGCTAAAATTTGTCCAATATGAAAATAGAAATAATGAACTTAAAGAATATAATGAAATAAAAGGGAACTTCTTTACTAGGCTTTCTAGAGGCATTGATGATATGGCAATTCTTGAAATTGGAACAGTCGTAGAAGGTTTCTCTCATGACGAGAATGGAAAAGTGACAGTAAAAGGTTTCAATGTAGCTTATAATGAGGAAGTAGTAACTTTAAAAGATATGTTTGTTAAAGAGAAGATTTCTGAGACTTTTAAGAATCTATACTATCCGTTACAAACAGGTCGTTTAGTATGTAATTTAATTTGCCCTAAAATTACCAAAAAATCTGTTCATGGCTTTGGAGCCAATATTGCAATTGAAAGTAATATAATCGAAACTAATAATTTGTCTATCGAGGTAATTGGAGGAGACTTACCTTATACTGATAATAAGAAGTATGACGAAGAAATGATTAAGCATTCAAAGGAAAAACTCCAAAAAAAGCTTGAGGAAAGCAGAAGAAGTTTATATTCAAGTAGTATAGCATCTGCTTCTGGCTTTTAGAAAGAATCTATAAATTTGTGGTTCTGTGCTGTTTGAAGATCGAGCTAAATGCTCGGTCTTTTGTCTTTTATTCCACAAAAAGACATATAACCATCTTTTCTCTATTAACCTAACAGAATAACCTTCAGAGTTCATACGTTGGCTCCTATTGGACTTTATTAGACTAGTTAATAGGATTATAGGTACAAACTCCTCAGAAGTCCTCGTATGACTCCAAATTGGGTATTCTTTGGTATTTTCAGTCCAGATGATTAGATAATAAGGTCAGAATGAAAATAACGAAGAATCTTATAAACTCCGTTTTTATAATAAAATTACCATTTTATAATATGGTTCAAGAGCTTTGCTCTTGACCATGAATCAAGCGAAGCTTGATTGCATTAAGTAAAAAGGTTACAAAATAAGGTTCATTCTTAATATTAGCAGTGTACCTACTTTTGTAACCCTTCAAAAAAGTTTATAAAAGTTTGCTCTGTTTGATTTACGTATTTCATTTTACAGATACAAGTGTATTGTGTGTGAAATCTATCAAATGGAGGAATTGATATGACAGCTTATATTAATGATTATAAATTCTATTACGGAAAAGCGTTAGTAAAGAATTATGACAGTAAAGTGGTATTAGGAATGTTAAAACTTATGAATGGAAATAGACGTTCAACGTTTACTATCAAACAATTAGCTGAAGCAAGTAACACAAGCCGGAAAGTCGCTCGTTCAACAGTTTATAAAATGATTGATGAATGCATGGAAAATCATTTAGCAATCGATTTTATTCCAGCTGAATATTCTGCTAATGAAAGTTTTGTTGTTCAGTTTCCATACGACTTGATTAACTTTTCGTTCTTATATGAATTTGAGATAGATGAATTACTTGCACTTGAAACTAATGAAATTCGAGTTTTCCTTATTCTGTTTGGATTCACAAAGAATTCTACAATTTATAAGCAGAAGAAAATAAAACGTATTCGTATGGGGCGAAATAATATTGCTCATTACAGTGGAGTTAAGAATTTGAATTACCTTACTAAAGCTATTGATTCATTGGTTGAAAAAGGTTGGATAAAGATTACTGACAAAGGTAATAATCTGAAAGAACTCACAACAGAATATGAAATCTTGAAAGATTATGATATGCGCTAAGAACTAGTTTCTTAGCTCTATTTTTTTTATCTTTTTTACCAAATATCAAAATGGTTCATTTCGCTCCATTCTGATATTTCAAAAAGGCTCCAAATGGTCCAAACTGATACACTAAATAATTAAATAATAAATAAATAAATATATATATTGCAATAAAAACTTCGTTACACTTCGTTTTTATTACAATAGATTAATTGATAACTGGCTGAAGAGCTGGTTATTTTTTTTATTTCTTTTCCAAAAAGTTTCCAAATCTCATTTACGAATTAAATATACGAGATATAAATATATTAATTAAATTTAATATTACGGAGGAGATCAAATTGAAAATGAGAACTAAAGCAACATCTTTTACTATACCTGAATTCTTGTTTAAAGAATTCGACGATTATTGCAAATTAAACAATCTAAACAAGTCAGCAATTATGAGAGGTTTCATATATAAGTATCTGAAAGAAAAAATTCCCGATAACCCAGTTGTTTCATCAATAATTGAAGTAAACAAAACGGAGGAAAAGAGATATGGAAAAATGGAAAGTCATTAAATACAAAGGGAGAACATTAAAAGTCAGTGACCATGGAAATGTAATCAATATGGACTATCACAAGACCGGAAAAGAAAGAATAGCCACAACTTCTATTAACAATTGTGGATATGTTCAAACGTTAAACGGTCTAGTTCATAGATTAGTAGCACAAGCTTTTCTGGGCCCTATTCCAAAAAATTACACAGTCAATCATATTGACGGAAACAAACTTAATAATCATGTTTCCAACTTAGAAATAGTTACTAGGTCGAGAAATCTCTTACATGCCTTTGAAATTGGTTTGAAAAGTGGAAAAGTAATTTCTGAATCAAATAAAGGTATATCAAGAAACAAAGGCATTCCAAAGTCTGAAGAACACAGGAAGAAAATGAAAGAATCTCAAAAGTTGAGATGGATAATCAAGTTCAGGAAAGAACTATTCCCTGACTGGAATGAAAATGAATGGAGGAAAAATCATGGCAATAATCAATAAACATCAAAGCTTGGACGAACAAATTGAACAAAGACAGAAAGACAGTTGGATAATAGCCGATCTATGTGATTCTGAACAAATGACTAATCGTGACAGGATTTTTGAAAAAGGTCTTGTTATGGAAGAAGTAGACTTAATGAAAAAGATTTTTGAAGATAATCTTGATAAAGATAAAGAAGAGTATATTGTGGTTTTGAATCTTATGAAACAGTTTTATAACAAGATTGCTAAACAACAAGGAGTGCTGATATAATATGAACCATCCAATTACTGAGCAAATAAAAAAGCAAGTCAAAACTATCGAAAATGAACGAAGTGGCATGGAATGGCGAAGACAACAGTTATGGTCTGGAGATGTATTTTCTTTTGCTTTTAATGGGGTTAAACGGTGGTTAATTCCACAACCCCATGCTCAAGCTGTTTATATATTAGATAAAGAGTTAAATATCATTGCTAGAGTTGAAGCTAAAAGTCTAGTTGCTGAATGGGTTAAAAATAATGTTGGTAGAAAGATGACAGGTCAAACAGCATACAGATATTTCTCTACTGGAAAGCTGTATCATGGTCTTTATTACTTCGTTCCAGTTGCTAAGTATGAAGAGTTTATGGAAGCGAAAAAGAATTAAAAAAGTTTTAAAAATATTGCTTAAAAAGCTAAAATGTTAGGTACTTGGTTTATATAAATATTAAGAGAGAGGTGCGGAAACACTTACTCTCGCTTCTGAGGATTTAGTTTTTTGTCCAGGCGATTTATCGTTTTTGATTCATGATTGAAGAGAGCTAATTATCATTGTTTCCTAGGTCATACTACGATTCGATAGATAGTTAGTTCTCACCTCCAATTAAAATTAACTTATATTATGATATATTTTGTTGTTGGTATTTCCAGCCAACAACCTCCTTGTAGTTGAGGACACGAGAGTTTCATATTCATTATTATTGATACAGCCTTGTCAACTGTATCATCACCACCTTAGACGGCCTTTTGGTCGTCTTTTTTTTATTTGTTCGGAAGTCTTTGGCCATTCTTCCGACGGTTCATGGTTGAGATCGGTCGTATCTTCAGATACGGCCATACTCTTTATTTTGCGATTTTTTAGATTTGCTTTAAAAGCAATTTTGAAAGGATGAAATAGATGACTAAGAAAGCTGAATGGATTCAAAACGGGCGTATCTACAATTTAGTAGATTCCCATGGGAAAGTTCTATACACAGTTGAAGATCGAACTTGTAATGGAAACTCTGTAACAAAAGAAATTCTTGAGAAGTACAAAAATGAGTACTTCGAAGAAAAGAAAGGAAGTTGATAGTCAATGGAAATGGAATTACGAGTAAACTCAGCGCAGCTGACTGGTAACGAAGATGGAACATTAAAAGTTTCTGGTTACGTCAATAAGACTGAGCAATTAAGTCAAGTACTTGGAGTTACAAAGAGATTCAAAGAAAAGATTGCAAGAGGCGCTTTTGCTAGAGCAATTAAACAAGCTGGTCGAGATATAGATTTCTTGTCAGAACACAAAGCAGATAAGATTCTATCTTCAACTAGAAATGGAAGTTTGAATCTACAAGAAGATGAACAGGGTCTTTACATGGAAGCAACTATCACTCCGACAAGTTGGGGTAAAGATGCTTATGAACTTATAAACTCTGGAATCTTCAGAAATATGAGTTTTGGATTCCGTACTATCAAAGATTCATGGAAATCTATTGAATCCAATTTGTACGAACGAACAATTGAAGAACTTGAGTTGTTTGAAGTTTCAGTTGTTAAGGACCCTGCTTATTCTCAATCAACAATAGCAGCACGTTCAATTGAATTGATTGAAGAACCTGAGATTCATGTTCAAAAAGAGGTTGAAGAGAAAGTTGAAGAACGTGAGATTCCTTTAGATACTCGTGAAGCAAGTCTTAAGCTTGATATTCAAAAGTCAGAAGGAACAATACGAAGCATTGAAAGAATGTCAAAACTTTCACCAGAAAACGAAGGATTTGTATTTACCTTAGAACGTGAAAAACAAAAATTAGAAGGGCTTAAGTCTGAGCTCGAAGATATAAAAAATCAAATGGAGGAACTAAAAATGACAAAACAAACTGAAGAACGTGACTTGCAAAAAACTGACTACAACGGTTCAATACTAGGAGAACAAGTCGATAAACAAATTATCGAAAAAGCAGAAAGTACATCAAGTGCATATCTAAAAGCTCGTAAGATTCCGTTTACTGGACATACAATGAAAGTTGCTGTTGAAACAGAACATGAAGATGCTGCTTTCGTAGATGAAGGTGATTTTGATTCAGTTCCTGAAATTGGTCTTAAATTAGACAACTTTGGAACGTTGAAGAAAAAACGTGTCGGATTATCAATGTCTTTCTCTAAGCAATTGATGTTTGATTCTGGAGCAGACTTATCAGGTTATGCAAAAGAAAAGATTGCTAAACGAGTGGTCAAAACTATTGAAAAATCAATTTTCACTGGAAATGGAACTAATGGATTCAATGGAATTGTTCATGATGAAAATGTTACACACTTTGGTTTTGCTAATGATGGTAACGCAGATTTGTTCTCGCTTCGTGGTCTATACTCAAAAGTACACGAAGACTTTCTTTCTAATAGTTCATGGTATATGAGCAGACCATTCTTTGAAAGAGTGTCTACTCTTAGAAACGATGATAACGAATATCACATTAAAAACGTGGTCATTGATGGGAAAATTACACCAACTCTGTTTGGCTTTCCAATTGAAATTACTAATGCTTTAGATGATGGAAATGAACTTGGCCAATATCCAGTAGTGTTCGGAAGCATTGAAGATGCTTATACTTTAGGAGTTTTAAAAGGAGTTAACATCCAACAGATTACAAATGATTCAGTTCATGTTTTACGTGGTTCGGTTGGATTCGTAGCAGACTTCTATGGCGATGGACAGGTAACAAATCCTAGCGCAATTGCTAAAGGTTACGTAGATGCAATGTAATATACCGCCTTATGTGAAATTACTCACAAGTTTTTTATGAGATCAGATATTTTTCTGGTCTCTTTTTTACTTCAAATAAACGAAAAAGGATGATATAAATTGGGAAAAATTCAAGGTATGAAATGTAAAGTTTTTATTCATAAAGCTGGAACATCAATGGTTCTCGCGGGGCAAAGGAACGCTACGTTAAATCGTAGTGCTGAGACTATTGATGCTACAAGTAAGAGTTCTGAAGGTGGCTGGAAAGAATCATTGCCGGGTTTTAAGGAATTCTCGATTGATTGTGATGGAGCATTCGTTACTGATGATGAAGCTTACAGTGTATTAGAAGAAGAATTCATAAATGGTAACACTGTAGATGCTTACTTGGAAATGCCTAACGGTTCGAAGTATTTTGGCAACTGCGTTATAACTGACTGCCCACTTGAGTTTCCATATGATGACCTAGCTACATGGTCTATTTCATTACAAGGCAATGGAGCATTAACAGTAGTACCAGTAGGAACTGAGTTAGCATAACAAAGATAAGAGCTAAGGTTAATCATCTTAGTTCTTATTTTATATGAAAGGAATGAGGATATATGAAAGAGAAGTTACAACACTTACATCATCTTAAAGATAGTATGGATAAAGATTTATTTAAGTTAGCAGCAGCATCAGTCTTAGTTAAGCACTTCTTAGAAGAGATGAACAATCAAGGTAAGAACATAGAGAGAACTAAGATGCTAGATAGAGTTAACTTATCATTGAGATCAATTGGTTGTTCTGAGATTAGTTATGGATATATGAGAGGTTGGTTATAAGTATGTAAGTATCCGCCTCTCGGAAATAAAAAAAACTCTAATCCACCATAATAACTGGTGAGGGGGTGTTTTTAGCGACTGTACATTTTGAAGTGGCCAGTGAAAATGGAAGAAAGGAATGATTATATGAACATTAAACCGAGTCATCTTAAGAAAGATTCGAACCCATTTAGACAGAAACAAAACGAACAGCAGAAAGAAAAAATGAAGGAACAATTCAAAGCAGTAGATTTGTCCCCACCAAAGCATTTCCACTTACGAAACGAACTTGTCTATCATCTTCTAGTTGCAAACCTTGAGAAACTTTCCTTGAACATTCACTTGAAAGAAATTGACACGTTTTCCTTAGTATCAATTGCTAATACTATTGACTTGCTAAGCGAGATTGAAAGAGATCTTCAAGAGACTGGAACAACGACTATTGGAAAAGACAATCAAGGCAATACGAAGGTTATTGCAAGTCCGTTAGTACCTATGAGAAATACGACCCAGAGAACTCTTGCACAGCAGTTAAAAGAATTGCAATTGGATCCAGCATCAAGACAGCTATTAACAGACTCAGTTCTCAATGATGTGAATATGTTCGAAACGGACTTTGATTCGATTGAAGATGATGAAGATATTCAGAACATTATTGCTAGAGCAGTTGGAGGTAAGTAGAATGCTAGAAGACGTGATTAAACTAATAAACGATTCAACCGAGTCTGACCCTTTTAGTAAGTCTAGAGAATATCTTATGAATGCTCAAAAGGGTAAGTATACTCCAGAAGAAGCGATGAGACTGATGCTAAAGGAACCAACAGTCTTTCTTGCTCCAGTAATATTCGTTATGTTTACTTCTGATACAAGATTGGATATTAAACTGTTCGAGTATGCATCAATCATCATGAAACAAGCTAAGCAAAAGAACAATAAGAAGCTGTATGATACAGCTAAAGCATCTTATAAGATTGGGAGAAAGGCGAATGTTTAATGGTTAAGCAATGGAATTTCATCTTAGAAAAAAGCTAATCACAGTGTACGAAAGTGACATTAAAATCGCTGAGAAAATAGCCTATGAAATCTTCGCAGAACTAAAGAAAACTCTGAAATGAGATGTTAAATGTATTTATTAATAATTTTCATTTTCATAGGATATTTTTATGTACGGGAACACTAGTTCGTTATATAATTATTAATAAGAGAGTCATATGTTAACAAGTTATTCTTAAGGTATTCCAATAAGGAGAGGTTTCCCTGTGTTATGAAAATATTCCAATTTAACAAATCGGCGACAAAGAATTTAAAGAGTGTTAAAATAAAATACGTATATTTAAAAATATAGGAGTGGTTAATGATGTTTAGTATAAGTAATGATAATGAGCACTCCGTTTTATATTTTGGGGATTCGTTGGATCATTATAAAAGTTGGCCGAATGCTAATACTATTATTTCGGATGGTCCATATGGTGTTAATGGATTTAAGGGAGATACGAGCAGTCCAAAAGATTTGCCAGAAGTTTATGAACCACATATTAAGGAATGGACTAAACACGCACAACCAGGGGCAACCTTATGGTTTTGGAATACAGAGATTGGATGGGCATTAGTTCATCCAATATTAGAGAAGTATGGTTGGGAATATAATGGCACTAACATTTGGGATAAGGGAATAGGCTATATAGCTGGTAATAGCAATAGTAAAACTCTTTCGAAGTTTCCTATTGTAACAGAAGTTTGTGTTCAATATATACTAAAACCAAGATTTTGTGTTAATGGTCAACAAGTAGAAGAAAAGGTTTGGCTTAGGGATGAATGGCAGAGGACTGGGCTACCCCTTTATAAAACAAATGAGGCGTGTGGAGTCAAAAATGCGGCAACACGAAAATACTTTACACAGTGCCATCTATGGTATTCGCCACCACCTGAACAGTTCGAGAAAATTGTGAAGTATGCTAACGAACATGGTAACCCAGATGGTAAGCCATATTTTTCCTTGGATGGAAACCGGTCACTAACACAACAAGAATGGGTAGATATTCATCCCAAATTTTATTGTCCAATTGGGGTTACAAATGTTTGGGACGAGCCCATGGTTGCTGGTGAAGAAAGGGTACGAAAGACAGGAAGCAAAAAGGCTGCACACTCTAATCAAAAACCTTTAAAGTTGATGAAGTTGATTATAGAAAGCTCTTCTGATAAAGGTGATGTAATTTGGGAGCCATTCGGTGGATTATGTAGCGCAATGTATGCTGCTATCGATTTAGGGCGCAGAGCATATGGGTCCGAAATCAATGAAGAATTTTTTGAATTAGCTAAGGAAAGATTAAATGGATTGTTGAAATCCAAAGAAATGGCTAGTTCCCATGATTTGGAAGATTGTAAAAAAGTAAAATCCAATAAGACAAATCAACTGAGTATGGCGTTATAGAAGAAAGGAGCAGGTAGTCTGCTCCTTTTTATTCAGGCAACTTGGATTCGTCCCGCCATAAGTCTATATATTCAAGGATTATCTCATTATTCTTAGATATTTTTCTCCAATGGGAAATCGGCTTATTATGAATTTCCAATGCATAAACTCGTTGCTTAAAGCTCTCAATATCTTCATGTTCAATTCTATCAATCTTTGCGAAATTGGTATCTAATCGATAAGAATACTTAGAACGAAGTTCATTAACCTTTTCAATGATTTCTGGAGTCGGAGAATAACCAGCCTTTAATTCTTCTTCCCATTCCTCAACCTCTTTAATAGCTTTTTCTAGTTGAGCCTTCTGCTCGGGTTTATCGGTTTGAATTACATACCCTTCAACATTTGATTGTTGCAAGTTGGCTGTTCTCTCCCCAGTTTCTTGCGGTTCAACAACCAGATAATGAGGTGGTTTATAGTAATGGTTATCCCTGCATTTAGCAACCTCTGAAGCTGGACCTACCCAAACATCAATTATTTTAGGACGACCATGTAATATAAACTCAGGTAACCAAGCAATTAGTGCAACATACGTATTATCATCACCACATTGTTGGTAGCTACCTTTAAATCTTGCAGTAATTTCAGTAGCAAAAGGAAACCAGGCTTTTACTTCGATACCAGGTATTTTCTCAAGGTAATCACTTTGGAAAATGTTATCAGGGAAACCCGGGTCTTGGCGAACCCACTTTCCGAAAGCAGAGTACTCACCGTTTTCGTTAAGATGGCTAGCCATGTTTAGTTCAATCATATTACCCGTTATTGAAGATAATTTTGAAATTGTTTTTGATAAAAATTGAGCATATTCAATATCTGAAGGCTTATTTATAGATAGAACATCAAATGTATGCCCCTTTAAGTCCTTTAAAGCTTCAATTGCATCCTCGATGACTTCTGAGTAGGTCGGTGCATTTTTAGATTCAATCATTCTTTTCCCCCCATAAATATATATCCAATATAATAATACCAGATACTTACATATGTTAGGGAATAAATCACTCAAATAAATCAGAGGTTTCTTTTGTAAGACCAATATTTATTGCTTCCCATAAATATAATGAAGCAATAGTATTGTATGGGTTCCATTTTGAATAGAAATGATTTAAGTCTAGAGGTTCATTTTTATCTACATTATAAAGCCATCGAATAGCATTTTTAATACTTATATCACCATATGATAAGATGTTAAGTCTTCCTAATGAAAATATTAAAAACATTTCAGCAGTCCAATTCCCTATTCCATTTACATTTGTCAAGGTCTTCATCACTTCACTGTTCTCCAATAAATGAATATTACGGAAGTCAATTTCCCTAGATGTATTTGGCAACTAAAAAATGCATAAAACGGCAATTAAAAATGTATCCACTTGTCAACGAACTCGTTTACTAATTTTGTAAAATAGATTCTCTGTAGCGATGACTATCACCATTAAACACTACAAGATGCGAATGGTGAATGAGTCGGTCAATAACTGCCTCTGTCAATATAGGATCGCCAAAGACATGATTCCATTGACCGAACTGAAGATTAGTTGTTATGATGATACTCTTTGCCTCATAACACATCGAAATGACTTGAAATAGTAATTCTCCTCCCTGTTTATGTAGGGGAATATAGCCCAATTCATCAAGTATCAAGCAATCTAGTTTTTCAATCTGCTTAAACAGTTTGCTTAACGTACCCTTTTCATTGGCATCAAGAAGACGGTTGACCAATCCTGCCACTGTGTAGAACTTTACTGATTTGCCATACTTCTGTATGGCATTTAACCCAATCAGTGTGGCTAGATATGTTTTCCCTGCCCCTACTCCACCATAGAAGATGGCATTCTCTTGTTGGTCCATAAATTCTCCATTCAATAGAGAATCCTTTGTTAGTCCTCCAGGCAATTGTACTTCTGTCCAATCAAATGGCTTTCCTTTAACTTTAGGGAGGGTAGCCTGAGTAAGTAATAAATTGGCTTTTCGCTCCTCCCTTTGTTGGATTTCCTCCTCAAAAAGCTTTAGTAAAAAGTTTTCATTAGTTGTTGCTTCTACCTCGTGGTAATGTTCCCTAATCCAACTGAGTTTTAATCGTTTCGCATAGGACTGAATCTGCTGGTTCAATGTTTTGTCACTCCTTTATGGAGCTGGTCATAAAGATCAAGTCCTCTTGTAGCTTTAGGTAATTCAGGTAACGGGATTGTCGGCTTTATCTCACTACGTACTCCACGTCCATTAATAAGTTGGTAGAATACTTGTTTAATTGCCTCGACAGAGGGATGTCCTTTCTCTGAAGCGGTGACAAGAGCTTTCGTTATTATGGTGAAATCGTAATCTTTTAATATAGTCGATAATAATCGCAATGCTTCCGGTTTTTCAGATACCGTGCAGCACTCAAAATACACCTTCCATTCCTCAGGTAGTTGATCATAAAAACTGGTATACTTTAGTGCCATAGGGCGTTTGGCCATTAAATTTAAATAAGGCTGCCATTTCATCGACTTGCGGTATTGCCCGTACAGTCGAGAATGACTCACTACTAATTGATGATCATCATTTAAGATCTCAACGGTATTGTAGGATATCTTTACTAATACCTTGCTTTGTGCATATCTTGGTGAAGTGGAGTACAGGTTCAAGTCCAGTTTAATATAACCATATTTATCAGCTTTCAACGTTTCATATCTAACACAATTGTATTCTTTAGAAGGTAAAAGTAGAAAGGCTGCTTTATCTTCTTCAAATAGGTCAGATATTAAGCTTTCTTTTTGGTAATGCTTTCGATTTCTGTCACTCTCAGCTTTTTCCCATAACTTCATATTTAGCTCATCGAGCTCAATAATAGAAAGACTAGGAAGGAGAAAGTTATTTCTCACATACTTTACCATGGATTCAACGTGTCCTTTTTCATTGCCACTGTTGGGATTACAAAACTCGCACTCAAACCCATAATGCAGTACGAAATTTTGGAACTCATCCGTTAATTGCCGTTCTCCATTCGGCAAGATCTTCTTTACGGCAGGGGATAGGTTATCAAAACGTATGGTTTTTGGTACTCCTCCCATATGATGAAACACTCTCTTCATTCCTTCTAAGAAACATTCCTTGTTTTGCGAAGGAAAGACCTGAAAATAAAATCCATTACTTGAAGGGAAGGACATCACTAGAAATGGCAAGACTAACTCTTCACCTGCATATATAAACGGAGCCTCCCCGAAGTCCACCTGTGCTGTTCCTGGAATAGATTCTAATGGAAGTGCAGCTTGAGGTGACTCCTGCAGTAACTCCTTCTTCTTGAATGAAACATAATTCCGTACACTACGATCAGAGCCTTTGAATTCATGAAGTTCTTTTAACAATTCCCACATTCTCTTAGCCGTTCTTCGGAACTTCTTTTTCTTCCTCAAGTCTTCCATAATCCAATCATCTAGGATAGATTTTACTGGGCCTAATACCGGTGCTTGTCTTTGTTGCACTTTTTTTACCTTTTCGTTAAAGTCCTCCATGTCCGCATATTTCTTAACTGTTCTAGGATCCTTCCCCATTCTTTTAGCTACATCTGTATAATTGCAATCTTTATTATTAACCTCGTGTCTGATATACTTAATCTCGGCCACTGCCAACATCTCCTTAATACCTCCTGCGCTTGTTTGTCCCAACAGGAAGTGTATGTGTATTTTGGAATGTTGACAAGTGGTTTTTTTAATTTGTACAGGCCCCCTCGGGGCCTGTACAAATTAAATGCCGAACCTTACATTTTTATAATGCCATAAACACCTAGATATGTGTTTTTGGGTAAGATCCTTGATATATTTAACTTTTGCTCCTGAAACCCCTGCGCTTCTTAACTCATTCTCATCTATGGTGTCAATTAATAGAGGATCAAAATTTGGCCAAACATTTTCAACCCTCTTAGTTATAGTTAATGCAGCTTTGAGCGATAATTGTTGACCGATAATCTGTTTGACTAATGAACTGTAATAGTTTTGACTTAGTGGAATGTCGATTGTCCCAATTTTATTAATTAATTTTTTTAAACGGTTGTCTACTTCAGATAGATGTATAACTCGTGTATCTTCAGTAGAAAAAAATAACTTCTCCATATATTCACGCCTTTATACTCTTATAATTCATATCGTACTTTTTTCTCTTTGATAGTATTTTGTTTAATTTCATCTATATATTTATTAACACACCATTCTGAGCAAAACTTTTCCCCGTGAATCTGCTTGTGCCAATTTTGTGCCATCCAATATCCTTCATCAGTTTTAGTTGAAATTTCCTTTAAACAATTTACACATTCAATAGAATAATGCCTTTTTAAATCTTTTCTAAATTGCTTTTTTAATGGTGGACCTTGGTTAAATTCAGAAAAAGAATAATCAACGTCGTTTTTTATTTGGTCCAAAGTTCGCTCTTTATATTCCTTATCACTTATCCTTATATAGGAAGTCGTTAATCCTGCTATTATCTCTTTAACTTCTTTAAGGGTAAGCTCTTCATTTAACCCGTTAAATGCTCTTAAACCTCCGTTCTCTTCATCCCTATAAAAGTTATAATAGGCTTGTCTTTTTATTGTTAAATCCTTTTCAGTAAAATAATTTTTGCTCATAATCTATTTTCCCCTTCAGTGTTATAAATTTTATAAATTAATTTTACACTTTTTATTTTGTTGATATAAGAGCTGTGAGGTGATTATCTTGTATCCGACAAAAGAGAAGTTAATTCAACATCTATCGAATAAAATGACCAATCAAGATATAGCGAAGATTTATGGAATGTCGTTTCAAAAAATAATTCAACTAATTAAGATGTACAATCTTGATCCAAATGAACTAAGGGGAGTCGATAAGTACATTGTTTATGAACATTGGTGCAACGAGGAAGTAGTTTATGTTGGAAGCGGGTTGTGGTACCGTTGCAGGCGGTATACTAATAGAAGAAATGTAGAACATAGGCATTTAATGAAAGACGGAAAGCTTCATTATAAAATCATTAAAGAATTTAAATTTGAATATGAGGCAAGAAAATATGAGTCTGAACTTATTAGGAAATATAAGAAAATTAATCAAGCAAAGTTCAACAAACATGCTTGACTATTCAGACAAGTAGAAGCATAATAGTAGGTAATCGTATGCTTCGGTTTTAGTTAAAATTTAATGAACTGTTGATATAACTGTATCGGTGGGGTGTCGTAAGGGGGTCTTGACTCAAAATCGTGTTCCTTCTGGAGTGTCGGTTCGACCCCGACCACCGGTATCTATAGGTTAATTTTAGTTACGATTAATATTACCAGGAAAGCTCATAAACCTTGATATGAAAGGGTTTATGAGCTTTTTTCTTTTATTCAAGTATCCGATTGAAAACGGTAGGTTTTTATATCATTTTACACATTTTTTACACCGCCATACTTTCGAATGTTTGCACTGTAACTTGCTCATCTTGCAAGCGTAATTCTTTGAGAACGTGTGTATACTCTTTTAATGTAGTTTCAATGTCACTATGCCCCAATCTTTCAGAAACGTAGTGAATGGATGCCTTTTTGTATAAAAGTATACTTGCGTGAGTGTGGCGTAGACCATGAACTGTAATTGGCTCAATGTTTAGCTCCAATAACAGTTTTTTTAGCAACTTATTTGCATTAGTGTTGCTAATTACTTTGTATTTTGATTCTGGACTATAGAACACTAATTCATCAATGTTCGTTGGAGTGCTATTGAACAGTTTTTTAAAATAGTTCATCGTTATTTTGTCCATCTTAACGACTCGATTAGATTGTTCGTTTTTAGTTTGACCAAAGCCTTTTGGAGAATTCCGTTTGTATCCCCAAGTCTTATTTATTGTGATTGTGTTCTTCTCGAAATTAAAGTCTTTCCTGGTTAACCCTACTGCTTCAGCAAAGCGAACTCCTGAAGTTGCAATTAAGAGTAGTAAAGAGTAGCCTAACCCTTCATTAATCTTATTCCAAATGGTTTTCAAGAGTAATTCACTTTCATGGAAGTCTAAGTGCTTTTCTACTGATTTTTTAGCTGGAACAGTCCATGTTGGTTGGATTTTTCGAGTAAAGTCAATCTGAATTAATTGATCTTCCATTGCATCTTTAACACAGGATCTTATATGTCCGTGAACCTTTGCGACTGTCTCCTTTGCTTTATTAGATCCGAACCAATTCAAGAATTTTTGATAGTCATGTCTTTTAATATTTTGAATGGGTGTATCTGAAAAGTAATCTCTTATTGCACTTAATGAGTATTCGTAATGCTTCAGTGTAGTCTTACTAACTACTGGTTCTTTGTATAGTGAAATCCATCTGTCAAAGCATTCGGTAAAGGGGATTTTTTTTGTAACAGGAATTAAACCTTTGGCTAATTGAGTTTCAACTTCAGCGGCTGCAACCATTGCTTCTTTTTTTGTACGAAAACCACTTTTTCTAATGGGTTTTGATTTTCCATCGACCATATTGCTAACTGTATATTCATAACTCTTTCCACGTTTTCTGATTGAAGCCATATTTTTTCTCTCCTCATCTAGTTGTAGTTAGATAAGGGTGGTCACTTGGTATTATGGAGCCACCCTTATCATAAATGTTATTGTAAATTTTGTATAGTCTAAGCGATTAGGCTATTTTATTGCTTTGAGAAAAGATTTGTTGGAAGTTCTTATCCAAAAAATCACTCATTTTTAAGGCATGAAATGACCAAGTTTGACCTTTTGATTTAGGGTAGAAAACAAAACCACCGTTATCAACATCAAGTATTCTTCTGAATTTTGAAGGAAAAAGTATATTTTCTTTTATCCATTCATTTTTTCTATTTATTCGCTTTTCAAGATCTTTCATAGTCCAATAAACACCTTTCAATTGTTGGTGTTTTAGTTCTTTTAATTCTAATTTGGTAATGATTACTGAATCAGAAGGGATGGGTATTGTGAGGCTAACGGAAAGGTGTTGTTGCGATAATTTATCATCTACTATTTGTAATGAATTCATGCAATATCATCACCCTTCGCTATTGATAAAGGGTAAGATTCATTTTGGTATGAATCATAGTTTTGTCGATTTTTTTGATTTTCATTTATTGTGAAAGGATAAATAGAACCGAAAGTTTTTGTGGATTGGATACGGTAGATGTACTGGTTTTTCACTTTGTTTCCTCCTGATTTTTTTTAGAAGTTATGGGGGATTTATGTCATTTGACTTGGAGGGGAATAGTGGTCGCATTTACTTGAAAAGTTAACTTCCTTCCAAGAATCAATTAGTTAATAAATCTATCATAATAAGTATCACTTCATAAATCAAAATTATTAGGTTCGAGGGTTAGAAAATACTCTGGATATAAAAAGATATTCATAGTAAAAAGTAATCCTTACTTCTAAAGTGAAAGATTACTTTTTTAGTGAATAAACTTTAATAATGTATTGAATAGTCACCCTATTGGCGGTATAAGTATAAACCTCATAAATGGAATGGTCCAAAATACTGTCCATATTAATCCCGAAAGTTCAGGAAGAAGATCTAGGTAGTGACCCCAGTTTAAAATATGTACACTTTGTAACTGAATATCTGGAATCGTAATAAGATTTTAAGAGTTATAATCTAGTTTATGTTCATTTATTAATAGTTTCTCTGCTAAATCAATCTGACTTGACCATTCATCATAGTGAGGTGTCTTGCCCCCAAATCTGCCTAGATAAATTTTTTTATTATTAGAATCATTTGTCCCCACCACCACGTTTCTTGTAATACTCGTTTTCCTATGGTTTGCTGATCTGCTTTGCCTATGTATCATAGAACGTCTTTTCCATAGACTGTGTGTTTACCATAAGCCTGATAAATTCCATAGTCTTTAGTTACGTCCTGTAACCTATTAAATCTTCTAGTGTGAATGGTCCTTCCCATTTAATCTGAATGAGTTTTACTGGTCTATTTTGCATGTACATTCTCCTATACTCATAATTTTGCCTAATATATAGTTAAGAAATTATTATATAATAAAAATTAACTATTCATAGGCATGTTTGCGTTATACATTGGGAAGATAGTGATAGAAACCCTTGTTTAGATAGGTTAAAAATCATGAGTACAATTGAAGTAGATTTTGATAGGGGTATGGTATGAAGAATATGAATATATTAAAGCAAAAAAAGAAATTGGATACAATGCAACAAGGTTGCCGAGAGGGAGGTCTTCAAGTAGCTGAACAACTGATTTCTAAGGAAGGAGGTACTTATGGATTCGAAGTTCTATGGGAGAGAAACCGATCAGATCTTTCTGTTGAAGATTTCGTACTTAATCTGAAATTTATTGAACTCTTTACTGCAAGTGAGTTGGAGATGTGTCGTAAAAGTTAACTATAAAAAATGATGAGCAACAGATGCTTTTAAGGAATTCTCTGTTTACATAAAATGTTAATTATTCAGTCTAGTCGACTTTCTCAGGATATTAGAGTAAGGAATACAACTAATCTCTACATTGATGTATTGTTTTACTACTCTTATACCATTATCTACTTCTACCTTATATTAAAACTTTATAAAAAACAGAAAATTTGTAAATGATAGGGAATAATACATTCTTCATATATAAACTTTACTTTGAATCAGCGAATTGGAGTGAGAAAATTGATACTAGAGCAAAAGCTAGAATTATTAGGTATTCCCTCATTGCATATACAGTGGTTAAAAGCTACAAATTTAGAATCCAAACCAAGTGATTATCTTATAATAGAGGATAACGAAAAACAAATAATACCAGTAAGTAAGATAGTAGGACTTGATTTAAGAGGAAATCCAGGACATTCCTGGTGGAGTCATTTCTCTCAAGATAAAGGAAATTTACCTAGACTAGGGTTTTTGATTAAAAGAATGGTAATCCTAGGGTTGGATGACTTTAAAGCAACATATATGATGGAAGAATTTGCACAAGATTTAGATCTGTTGTATTTTCCAGCTTTTGATTTTTACATTGGTACGAATGGATCTCATCGTATTACAATGGCGAAGGTAACAAATGTTGAGTATATGATTGGAAATGTAACTGTTACAAAAGAAAAGTTATAGGTGTTTGATACTTATGGTAAGTAGAGTAGATATCCAACCAGTAATTGTGAGTCTTTTAAAGTAAAAAAACTATGTCAAATACTATTACAAAATTGAATTTCTAATTGGAGAACAGGCATAGGTAGCAAGATACCTAGAAATTTAAAGAAGATATTGAAAATAGTAACTTAGTCTCAAGGTAAGTTGAAACAGTTGAGGAGTCAAAAGGAAATTGGATGCTTTATACGATTACGACCTTTAAGAAGAATAAAGGTAATAGTCTAAGTAAGAATATACAAAAACTAGGAAATGGGATTATTAAAAAGTGATTACTTTTCGTAGTTGAATTAAATAGAAGGTTTATTTAATTGATACAAAAGACGCACCATAGGGTGTGTCTTTTTATTACTAATATTGTCGATAGACAAAAATAGGTAATTAGTACAAAATATTAATATAGTATTAAATCATTCCTGATAAATTAGGGGGAAAATCA